ATCAGTTCGGAGCCGGCCTTCATGTAGCTCGCGTCACTCGCCGTCTTGCCTTGGAAGCGATCGAGATTCGCGGTGTTGGTGTAACCTCGCGCCCGTAGCTCACCCTGGTAGATGATGTGCTGGCGCTCGAGCTCGCTCTGCGCGCCCACATCGCCGAGCACGTCCAGCACGCTCCCCGCCTGCTCGCCCCCGGAAGCCCCTTGAGCCGCGCGGATGCGTCCAAGGCGCAGATACGTCTCCCGCTGCTGCTGGATCTCCTGATCCTTCGCGTCCCGACGCGAAATCTGCGCGTTCTGCTCGCTGATCTGCGCGTTGAAATTGGCAGCCGCCTTGGCCGCCTGTCCTTGTCGGATCGCACTGACTGCGCCGACCACGGCCATCACGGCCATGATGATTGGAATTGCCATCGCCATCTACGTGATCCTTACAAAGCCAACATGATCTTCACCTTCGGGGCCAAAGCGCCGCAAGCACGGCGTCTCAACCTCGAAGCCAAGCATCTCTGCCCACCGTTGACCCGCCGGAAAGTCGGCCCGCACGGTGAACTCGACCCTGCCGGAAACGCGATCGAGAACCTTGCGGGCTTCTTCCGTGATCCACGGCATGAGCCTGCGCGTCCCTTGCGCAACATAGGCCCACGCCATATACCGGCCCGGCCAGTACGGCGTCGTCCCACCGCAGGCCACGGGCGTCCCATCGACGACCGCGGTCCAACTGTTGTCCCGTTCCATCTCTGCCAGCGCCGAATCAGTCATAATGTCGGGGCCGCTTTCCACCGACGCACCGTTGCCGGCGAGCCAAGCGTAGTGCCAGCGCCGAAACGGAACGACACGTCGGTCAAGAGTCGTCTGCAACTGAGAACTGCGGCATCACCGCCAGCACGTTCGCCGGAAATGGCCCGTCAGCCCGCCAATACACTTGACCTAGTTTATCGTAGTCGCTCTCGAATCGCTCGCGCGTGATGCCCGTAAACAGGGGCGTCAAGGTGCCGAAGTCGTCGCCCCATTGACGTATCAGAATTTCGGTCAAGTTGTCGGCGTCCTCACCGTACTTCAGGCCGAGGGTGTCGAGCAGCCAGAAGCCGACGCGGGCGATGCGCTTGGTCTTGCCTTGCGAACTGCCGTCCTGCGATCCGCCGTCGATCGGCATCGTCTGTCCGTCGCTCGGATAGAAGTATCCCAAGGTGATGATCGTCCCCGTGCGGTCAAGCGTCACAGTGCCGTTCGTGACCGTCACCTCAACGTGGCGCGTGCCGTCGACGTAGACACCGAGCGTTTCCCCCTCGAGGTGCCACAGCCCGGTAACGGTGTCCGTCGCCGGCGTATTGATCGTCGTCCAGCCGCAGTCGACATGGAAAGCGTCTTCCTGCTCGTCGTCGGCTTCCCAAATCTTACTCAGGTACTCGATGTAGCGGCGCGTGGCGCCATTCACGTATCGCTGGACAACCACGTAGAGTTCGTCGCGGGTCGTGTCCGGGCTCGGGATAACAGCTACGCTCTCGATGACCGGGATGAAAAGACCGGCGGCGTCGCTCTGCCCGCCGAGTTCGTGCCGGTGCCACGCCACCACGGCTTGCTCGCGCTCGTAGGTCATCCCCAGGAGCACGCCATCGCCACGCACGCCCCACACGATCGCCTGCGGCTGCTCCTGATACGCGATCTCGTCGAGACTCGGGCGCGTGATGTGCTCCGAGAGAAGCGTCATGTCCGGCGCTTTGAAACCATCGACCTCGAAGACGTAGACCAGTTCGCGCACCTTGCGGCTGGCGCGTTGGATGAAAAGTACAGCCTTACCGGCGACTATGGGGGCTGCGCTCGCGCTGCCGTAATGCGTAGTGGGCTTGCCCTTGATGTTGGTCGGCGTCAACGCCTCGACTTGCGACGACGGGCGGATCTGCCACTCGCTACGGCTGGTGCCGGCGAGCATCCCCTTCTCGTCCGAGTGAATCCACTGCACGGCGTTCACGTCGTTCGAGTTGAGAACGAAGGACACCGCGTTGTCGTCGGCGACGGTGCCGCCGAGGGCCGACGGTGAGAAGTTGGAGTAGATGCCGGTCTTGGAGCCGTCGAGCCGCTGCGGATAGACAGCAGCGCCGGCCAGGAACAGCCGGTCCTCGTGGAAAGTGCCGGCCCGCGGGAACCCCGTCGTGTCCGACCACACTCCGAGCCGCCAGGTCGTCTTCGCGTTGGTGTTCGTCAGCGTTGAGAGAATGGTCACTGTAACCAGGGTCGTGTTGGTAAACGCTGTAATCTCGACGTAGCCCCAGGTGCTTCCCTCCTGGATGCGGATCAGACGCCCCACATCCGTCGCGAGGAACCCTCGGTCGTCGTTGATCCCGGTGACGGCGCTGGCCGTCAGCGAGATGCCGGACCCAGTCGCGGCCCCCGGCGTGAGCGTGGTCGTCGTCGTGTTCAGCGTGTCGTACGGCCCGTCAGTGAACACGATGTCCGCGAGCGTCCACGAGGTCGCCGTCACCCGCACGAGTTGTTGAGGCGGATGGTCCGGGTGCAGAACGTAGAGCGTGTCCGCCGATTGCGTGACGTTCACATCCACCAAGTCAGCTTCAACGAACGCCGTCGCGACCTGTATGATCTCCGACACCGTGCCGCCCGAAGTCCGCGTCCCGTAGTTGGTGCTGACAACGGCTGTGCCATCGGAGTTGTAGAGCTCGAAGGTGTTGGCCCCGGTGTTGACGTTCGTCACCACGAACTCGCGGTTGTTGACTTGGGTCATCCCTAAGACGCCAGTCACGAACACGCGGTCGCCGTTCGAGTAGGTGTCGGCGCCGCTGTAGGTCAGCACCGCCACGGCCGCTTTCGAGATCCCGGTGATACTCTGCCCGGCCGCAGTGAGAATACCGTGCTCGGTGAAGAACCGGATATACTGCTCGCCGAACTCGAGGACGTACTTCTGGGTGATCGAGTACGTAAACGGGATCAGCCGGGCGAGCTTATTGTGGTGCTTGCACTGGTGCAGATACGCCGTGCCCGGGCGGCGGGTCCACCCGCCTTGCGTGAGCGGGATGGCGTTCAGACAGACGAACAGCCCGGCGGCGTACTTGTCGACATCCTGCCGGCCGAGAAGCAGACTGCTTAGCTCGCCGGCATTGAAGGCGTTTTGTACTGTACTAGCGCGGCCCATTTACAGCCTCGCCAAAATCCAGGTATCTTCCGGAAACTCCTGTGCCTCTTTCTCGATCGCGCCCAAGCGCCGGGCTTCCGCAATGGCAAAATCGTAGTCCACCCTCACGCTCTCTTTCTTGGAAGTGCTCTGCGTGACTTCCTCGCACGTCTCGAGGGCGAGTTTGCAGGCGAACGCTTCGATGAACAGCGAGTCGTAGTAGTTCGGGTCGTCGATGCGGGCAACGTAACGGATCTCGAGCGGCGAGGCGTCAGCGGTCACAATGAACACGCCTTCCCCGTCAGCCCCGGCCTCGATCTTCCAGTCGGTCGCCTGGCCCGTCTCGTCGTCGCGGATCAGGGCAAGATAGTCGTTCGGGAGACTGTAGCGGTTCCAGTCGCCCCACGCGGTCGTGTCGCCATCGGCCGCGATCGACTCGCGCCGGATCGCGAAGCCCCACCGATAGCGTCGGAGCTCGGCATCGCGCACAAGATCGAACGCCGCGTTCATGGAACGGGCGTTCGGATGATCCTGGGTCAGCGCCTCGATGCGCTTGGCACCGAGTTTTTGCAGGGCGCGGTTGGCGATCGCTACCTTACTCACTGCCACGATGCGCCTCCCTTATTCAACTTCCAGGTCTAGGTTGATCCCGAAAGTGTTGTTGACGGCGAGGGGTGTCCACGCAGCGAGCACCTGAAGCGCCGCAGTCAGGCTCCGGGCTTCCCCTTGGGTGAACTCGAAGAAATAGCCGGGGACGTGCGGCGCAGCGATCGCCGGCGTCGCCAGCGGGACAGACATGGTTGCGGGAGTCGCTTGGAAAGCCGAGGTCCCGGCGGTGAACGCCCCGAGCGTGTTCACCCATCCGCCGTCGTCGAACAGGAAGTGCCCGATCGCAGCGCGACGTTGCGCGCCCGTGAGCGGGAACGTCACGTTGTCGCCGACCGCGGCAGGAACACTCGCGGTCTTGAACAGGATCATGTTGAAGTTGAAGGCCACGATGACGACGTTGACCGACGCCGGCGTAACATCCACCGACGCGGCAAGAACCCGTCCGCGGCTGAACCCCGAGAGATCGAAGATCGGGCGCACGACCGAACCCGCGGTTTGGCTCGAACTGATCTCGTCCCCGGCCGTGTAGGCGCCGGCCACGCACGGGACCAGCATCGTCTGCGTCATGCGGAGAATTTGACTCATCCGTAGCTCACTTCCATGTCAAGGGTGATGCCGAAAGTGTGGGCCACTGCGCCGGGGTTCCAGCCGGCCAGCACTTGAAGGACCGCGGTAAGCGTCTGCGCTTCCGGCGGCACGAACTTGAAATGATAGCCCGGGACGTGCGGCGCCGCGAGAGTCGGAGTCGCGATGGGGACCGGATGCGTCGCCGGTGAGGATTGGAAATCGGAAGTCCCCAAGGCGTATGCGCCCAACTGATTCTGCCAGGCGCCGTCGTCGAACATGAAGTGCCCGATCGCCGTGCGGCGAACCGCCCCCGACAACGGGTGTGCTATGTTGTCGCCGACTGCGGCGGGGACATTCGCGGTCTTGAAGATCAGAAGGTTGAACGTGCAGTTCGAGATGACCGTCGCGCTCGCGTCCATGCTAACCGTAGCCGCGAGCAGTTTGCCGCGACGAAAGCCAGAGAGGTCGAAAACCGAACGGACAACGGAGCTAGCCGTCGCGCTGTTGCTGATCTCGTCGCCAGCCGTGTAGAGCGTCACATCCGACGGTCGGATGAACGTCGTTCCGGCCAGGCGGATGACGCGCTCCACAGCCTATCCCCTTACGAGGCGGCCGTGATGGGCCAGAGCCGCGCCGATTTCAACCGCTGAAGAATGACCTCGACGTGCGCGATCAGCCGCTGCTTGCCCTCGATGCCGGTGAACACAGTGTCGTCGTAGTTCAGTTGCACGACACTCGAGTTGTCGAGGGTGCCACCGGCGATGTCGAACACCACATCGCTACTGATGACCTGCGGGCCGTCAGTGGCCGCTACCTGCAGAGACGCTGTTGCCATGTCGCCCTCCGAAAAAAGCCCCGGAGCGGGGCAGTGACCCTACGCTCCGGGGTGCTTCACCCTTAGTCGGGCGAGACGTACTGGACCTGGATGCCGACGGGCACCGCGGTTCCCGTGGACACCGTGAGGACCACACCGATGAGATCGAACTCGACATCGTTGGTCGCGCCGGCAGTACCGATCGCCGTTGCAAACCAAGTCGCCAGGTCCTTCGCCATGTTCGCTTCCGAGCGAGCGGGCGCGAGCGGCGCGGCTTCCGTGTGCGCGGTCAGGGCGAAAATCGCCATGACCGAGCCGCCGGTCGTGATCCGCGTCTCGTTGGTCCGGTAGAGGTCGAAGGCCAGAGCCCCGTCACCCATCGTGGCGTTGACCGCCGTGATGCTCTCGATGCGAGCGCGCGCCGGAATCCGCACGAAGGCGTTGGTCTGCCCGACCGTGGTCGCGAGGACGGTTGCGAAGCCGTAGGCCGATCGGACAACCCCGCCTTTTTCGACGGGGCTCACCTTCGCGATCGGGGTCGCCTTCTGGTCCGAAACAACTGCTGAGGTTACGCTGTATGCCATGTCGTCCCCCGATTAGATCTGGTCGTCGCAGAGCACTTGGATCTGCTTGCCTGCTTGCGTCCTGGTCGCCCCGAGCGTCATGCACAGGTAGACTTGGGTCGCGTAGCTCTTGTCGGCACGCTTGCCGATCTCGGCCATGATGTCCTTCCACAGCCCGAGGTACATGCCCGACTTGAGCCACACCGGAATCAGACGGTTGCCGCTGGTGATGTTCAGCCTCTCGGTGATGATGAAGTTCACCCCCATGAACCGGCTGACCTTGCCATCCACCAGGACCGCGCTGTTGCCGTAGTCCTTGTTGACGACTTGAATTTCCTTGAGCAGCGAATCGTGCTCGTAGCTCGAGATGGCGCCGGTGACGGCTTCCGACAGTTCGCCCTTGTTGGCGAGCATCAGCTTCTGGATTGCCGACTGCAGCTTCGCCACGTTCAGGGCCGAGGACGTGCCCCCGACGTTGACGCCCACCTGGTAGTTCGTGGTGTCGAACGTCTCGGAAGTCGTGCCGTTCTCGCCCTTGTAGTTGGTGCCGAAGATCGACTCGAGAATCACGTCGTCCATCGCGCGGTCCATCGCGGCCGCGCCGGCCCGAGCATACGGGCTGGTGAGGTCGATGATCGCACGCAGTTGGTCCTCGTTGTCGATCAGGGACGCCCACTCGTAGTCGAGCGGGAAGACCCAACGCTTGTCCTGTGAGAGATCCAGCAGCGGGGTGTCCGCGTGACGGCCGACCTTCAGTTGCGCCGTGGCTGAACCGAACTGCTCGACTACGCTCGCGGCCTTGCCGACGTGGGAACCGACGGTTACGGCGTTGCGCAGCCTCGAACCCTCTTGCTGAAGCAGGAGTTCGACATTCGCTTTGTACTGCTGTACTGCAGCAGTGGTGATGGAATCGGGCACGATTGCCTCCTACGGTAGTCCAGTTTGGCGCCTCTCAGGCTGGCGCTTGCGCCGGCTTGTCCCCTACCGGGGGGCCATCATGGTAGCTGCTGTCGCGGGGGAGTTACCCTTGTCCGCGCAACTTCCACACCCCAAGTCTATCACAGCCCCTTCAGAGCAAGTCCTTGGCCGTCTTCGGCGCCGCCTTCTGCGGCGACGGCCACACCCACTCGGCCCACAGTCCAGCAGCCTCAAGCACTCCCACCGCAAACCCTTTCGGGTTCGGGGTGGGATTCTTGGCTGCGGCCTCAATGCACCGCAGTTTCACCTCGGCTTGGTCCATCAGCCCTCCGGATACATAACCTTGAACAAGGTGCTCTGCTTTTCCTTCAGCGCCTTGTGGCTCGGGTGCATCGCGTCGCGCAGCGCCGCCACCTTGGTCGGGTCGGCCTTGATCGACTCCCACTCGGCCTTCGCTTCCGCGGGCGTCATGGCGTTGTCGAAACCGCGGGAACTCCCGGCGCCGCCGGTGACGAAACCGTCCTCGCCCATCTTCTTGCCGAGCTCGGCAAAGAACTTCATCGTCCCCGCGTAGCCGATCGAGCGCTCGAGTGAGTCGATCATCTCGCCGGTGAACCCGAGGCTCCTGGCTGCGGTCTGCGCAGCGTTTATCATGCGCTCGTGCCCGCCCTTCCACTCGCCGAGTAGCGCCGTCTTCTCGGTGTCGATCTTCAGGTTGTAGTCCTTGTCCTGCTGCGCCAGGACGCCCTTGAGATAGGCGTTGTGGTCCTTGGTCAGTTCCTTCACTTGCGACGCCGTGAGGCCAACCTTGTGGAAAGTGCTGCGCGCCCAGGCCATGTAGCCGTCGTCCAGCGGCAGATCGCTCGGTTTGTCGAACTCGTACTTGTCCGCCGTCTCGGGCAGGCCGAGCTTCGTCTGCACTGCGCGAAGGCCCACCGGGTCGTCGGCGCGGGGCATCGGAATCAGCGTCCCCGGGTCGCGGCCGATCAACTTCTCGGCGCCTTGGTAGGACTTGATTACGTCGCCGGGCGACTGCCAGCCTTTGTTCTTCAAGTAGGCCAGCCCTTCGGTGTCGGTGCCCGGCAGGCCATGCCACGGGGCCGCAGCCTCCGTTCCAGTTCCCGCCGTTCCCGTTCCTGTCGTACCTGTTCCTGCTGTTCCTTCTGTGCCTTCGGGCATGATGGCTTATCTCCTGTGGATTGAAGGGCCGGCCTAGAGGCCGAGTTTCTTCAGTGCGTCGATATAGTCGTCCGGGTGCATCCTGTCGACGCACAGGACGTCCCGGTAAATGCAATCACGAAAGTTGTGACCGAACATCAGGTTCATGTTGCCCTGGCAGCCTGTGCAGGCGAGATCGCGCGGTCCGACGTGAACGACCTTCCAGTTCATTTCATTGTAGCGGACGATGCCGCGATCCGCCGGATGGACCGTCGTGTAGCCATACACGATCGGCACATCGGTCGTCCCGGCCAGATGCAGTGTCCCGCCGTCCATGCCGGCCACCGCACAGGCGTAGCCGCACAAGTCCCGCATCTGCATGAGGTCCAGGGTGTCCCGCACGTCCACCGCCATCGCCTTCACTTCGTCTGGCAGGTTGTTATAGCGGTACGTGACTTCGAGGGGCTTATCCCCGTCGGTACACCGGACGATCGTGTCGGACTTGCCGGCGACGACGGGCGTGTACCCGTTCCCGCGGCACCAGCGGATCAGTCCTTCGACGACACGCTCGGAGATCGCCTTGTTGGCGGAAGTCGCACCGATCGGAATGACAACGTACTTGTCGTCCCGGGTACGCGGCCCCAAGGGGGCTTTGTGGGGATACTCCCGCTCCCAGTCCTCGCGGGGAAGCCGATCGAGCAACGTCAGGTGGCCGAAGTCGACCAGCGGCACCTTGTTGCGAGTGATCTGGCCCTTGACCACGAAGTTCGCGACTGCGCTGCCCGCGACGTTCCACTCCGGCTCTTTCGGGTCGCAGACCAGATCCGGCTTGAACTCGTGGATGGGTTTCACCCGCAGCAGTTTGAGTTCTCCCAGCAAATGTTGTACCAGAGGCACCTGATGCTCGGGAACCCAAACCGTGAACCGCTGCGCTGGCGCCGTGAACTGACGCGCGAACGCGATCGCCGGCAGCGACCCGATCATGTCCCCAAGCGCGGCGTGCAGCAGGACAA